TCTTCACTACATCACCCATCTGCTTTTTACCTCCCGCACATCGACGTGGACAAAACCGTCCGCGTGGTATCGTCCAATGCCTCCCTTGCCGGGAAGCAGTGTTTCGACGTAGGCCGCCAGCGTGTCCACCGACACGCCAGCGATCCAGATGTCAGCCGCCTTGCCATAAAGGTGCTGGCTGTACTTGGCCGCCTTTTTCTGCTTGGCGTTGTGGCTGGCAGTGCGGAAAGCACTGTTGATGTTCACAGCCTTGCCGAAGTGATCCCGGATTTTTTGCAGTAGAGCCACAAGCTCGTCATCAATAAAGATTGGGTCGCTGCCGTCTTTGCACTTGAACTCCCGGACGTGGAAGTTCTTGCTCAGAGCCTTGCTCCCATCCTTCGCATAGGAATAGGCTTTAATCGCCATTGTTGTTTTCTCCTTTCTGGCTCAATGCCATTTGCAGCCGCTCGACCCACACTCAGCCACCAGCACTGCAAATTCGCCGCGCTCTGCGGTCGTGTCCGCACCACTGGTTTCCAGCCGGGTCATCAGCCTTTCGCACAGATCAGGCCAGCCCATCGGTTAGTCCCGCTCCTTCTGCTTTGCGGCCAGCAGGCCGGTCAGTTCCGTGTAGTGCCCATCGGTCAGCTTGCCAGCAGCGTAGAAGATGTCGATCTTCTCAGCCAGACCGTCGATGGTGCCGCGCTGGATCATGCGCTTGCAGGTACGATACAGAACCATTTCAGATGCTTTAGACATAATGTTTTTCCTCCTTATCAGGTGTTATCAGCTTTATCGGTGTCGTCCGTATCGGAGACACCCAGTTCCAACATGGTGATGCGATATTCCTGCTCGACCACCATAGAGTCGGTGTCAGACTGTGCCGCCTGAAGACTTGCCACGGAGTTCGCCATCCTTTCAAACTCGTTTTTGGATTCTTCTTCGGCCCTCGCCTGAGCAAGATAGCTGTCGTATGCGGCAGCCACATCGAGCGCGAGGCCGTCGTAGAGAGGCATCTCCAGCCGGTACTCGTCGTACTCCCAGCCCTTTGCGGTCAAATCGCCGGATTTTTCTTCAAACGGCTGCGCGTTTTCGAAGAACCGAACCACGGCGACGCCGGGCTTCTGGGGGTGAGGTTCAACCTCAAATGCACCGGACGGGGCGTTGTCGCCTTTTACTTTCATTTTGGATTACCTCCTTCAAAGCGTTGATTTTGATTGGGAAGATTCGGTTTTGCCCTGCGCAAAATGGCAGGGCTGGTAGTTACAAAGTTTCTGGGGGCTGCGGCCCCCAGTCCCCCGTCAGGGGACGAAAAGGAGTCGAGAGCCGATGCCGCCGTGCGAGTAGGACGAGCCGTTTTCGCCGTAGAAATAGAACAGGCCCGAATTCGTTCTGTCGACCCAGCAGCCGCCCACAGCCAGCACAAGCCAGCCGTCCGCAGTCCACGAGTAGTCCGGGATGTAGGTGGTCTCACTGCCTCCGGTAGACGAGGGGTAAATAGCCCACGGTGCAGTTGTGGATACTCCGAGAGCGCTGATGTATCCGCTGGAAGAAGCTCTAGTACCTGCATTGGTGTATCCGGCGGAGGTGTCATCGGCGTATTTCGCGGGGTCAGTACAGACATAGACTGTACTGCCGTTGAAGTTTACGCCGTCCACCCAGTCGAAGACGTTCCCCCACGGGTTTTCGATGTGTCTGTACTGGACGGCGGTTGCGCCGTCCGTGCCGGAAGCTCTGCCGGTGTGGTAGGTCATGCTGTCGGTGCCACCGGAAGGAATTGCCGAGCTGCCACTGCTATAGCCCTTGCCGATTTTGCTCTGGGTGTTCCAGTCGGCGAACTCCACGATGTAGAGCAGGCCGATGGCGCACCAGCTTGCGTAGTCATACTCGTACCAGCCGGAACCTTTGCTCTTTGCGCCTATGCGGGCAGATGCTCTGGTGATGTTTACCAGCGGAGACCATCCGGTGAGCGAAACATGGCCTGATCCGGTATTGTAGCGACCGACGTATCGGCCAGAGCCGGGGTGCTTCTCAAAGCCTCCCGTTTTCTTGTCGGCGATGTAGAAATAGCGATTCTTCCCGCTTGCATCGTCGATGACCCTGTAATAAAATTCCGGGATAAAGACCATGACGTCGGTGTTCGAGCGACTGAAGCCGCTTTCTCCGAATTTCGGGCCGATCTTGCCGGATGTGACGTTGTATTCCTCCATCCCGCTCCAGGGCATACAAGCATCAAACGGGCTGCTGCCGCTGCCTCCGCCCACGGCGGGAGAAGGACTTGTGGCAATGTCCACGTTGACGAGTGCGTTCGGGTCGCTGGCTCTGAGTAGTCTGGTGCAGGCCGTGGAGCTGTTTCCGTAGCTCCAGCAAACGCCGTAGATGCGGACATAGGCAAGCTCTACCGCATAGTCTTTATATGCGGTGGCCGCTACAGTTTCGGTGGTGGTCTCATCATCCTTGGTGGCAGTGATGCTCCATGTGCCAAGGGCCGGAGGGTACAGCTTGACAGTTCCGG